AAATCAAGACCATATACTGAAATTTGAAATATCGGGAACCACTGATAAATTGGAAAATTTACCAAAAGTTCCTATAGAAGAACCCAAGAAGGTTGAAAAGGAAGAGCCAATAATAAGTATTCCTGAGATTGTGAAGAATACTTATAAGTGGAGAAAGGAGTATTTATATATTGGATTAATTGTTTTAGTTGGTCTACTCCTTCTATTCTTTATGAAAGCTAAACCGATTAGCGGGTTATCGCGTAGACGGGCTGCGCGGGCTTAGCAGTCTTACCAGTGATCCTGGAGATGACCAAGAAGACAACCACGGAGAGGAGGGAAGTCAACACCGCGGTGAGCGCGTACTGGGCACCACCGTTCTTGGGGACCTTGACGATCTGGGTGATGGTCCAGCGGACGAAGTCCATCCACGACATAGCCGCGGCGAACGAGAAACCACCAACAATGGAGTTGAGAGTCTGAGACTGGAGTTCCTGGGTGACAAGGTTTACGGTTTGGAGAGCGGCGGCCGACATGGTGTTTGTTATACTATACGACAGGAAAATAATTACTCTTTTGTGACTTCTTCTTTTGTTACTATTTTTTTAAACCGCTTACCTTTGAGTGTTTTTGTTTTTGAAAAAAGTTGTTCATCATCTGATGAATCATCACTAGAGCTTGAGTCTAAATTAGATATGTGTAATTTACTACTTTTACTATCTGAGAACGCCCATGCTTCAGGTTCTGAGATGCTCATTACTATTAATAGCATTTTTTAACATGTGTTCTGTCGGATTTTGAGGCACCCAACTTTCCCATCTATCATGGGCTTCGTTCATCTGGAGAAATGTTGAGTCATTTCCTGAATATCTCTCGAATGGGGGACAGTCTTCTGGGGGGACGGTTTCCATTTCTTCATCAGATTCTTCATCAGATTCTTCCTCTTCTTCCTGATATATTTCAGGAAACATAGAACCAACTGTCTGACCAACTGTGTACATAGCACTGTATTTCATCGCATATTCCATATCTTCTGGGAGAAGTGTATCTCTTCCACAGGCTTTGGAATATTCTGCTGCAAGTAGCGTACTCCTTTCCATGACGGGGAGGAGAATATTGGTCATAGTTTGGATGTACTGCTCAATCATACCATCACATCCATCACCGAAGCCAGTTTGCATATTCATCTTTAGTATTTGAGATCAAAAATAGTTTTCGCAGTTCCCTCACCTAAACGAAGGATGTTGTAGTTTACAGCGTATACTCGAACTTGTCTTGGATAATCTACACATGGATTGAGACTTAGGTCTAATATTTGCTCTTTTACGAGACTGAAATTGACCTGACCCGTTGGATACCATTCTTCTGGCTGTAAAGCAAAACTATATGAATAGAAACGTCTAATGAGTTGGGTTTTTGAATGATGTATGGCCGCCTGTACAGCCTTGAGAAAAGGCATTGTCCCTGTGTCCTTGGTAATGATTTCCTGACCATCGAGAGTAAGTGCAAGATGGTCCAGGTTTTCATAAAGAATATACTTTTCATCGTGAACATTAGAGGTATTATCATAATCAAATGGGGTAACGAAGTTTCCCTCGAAGTTTGAATTTGCTATAGTTGGATTAGATGCGTATCCACCAGTAGCACTCACATTACTCCCCTGTCTCTGAACAACGAAATATAACTCTTTCACTGGATTTATGAAATCTAGTTTAAACTTTCCAGTATTGACACCCAAACCTACATCGAATACATTTCCCTGAATTTGGGTAATGAGATAGTCTCTTTTTGTTTTTTGAAATTTAATCCTTTCTTCACAGTCTAAATGCACGACTTCTGTACAGAGCTGGAAATCCTTAATTTTTGGTTGTGGATTCTGTAGTGAAATGTCAGCATAATTTCCATCAGTTAGAATGACAATCTCCTGTGCAGTCCGCAATTTGAATTCAACCTCAACTTCCTGACGGTTTATAGAACATAGAGGTATGGCAAGTTCTGGATGATTGTAAAAGTAAAATGGTAAGTCTACAAAAAAACTTACATCTACCGCATTTCCTAAAGCGTTTCGGGCAACAATCAGATTGTCTGAAACACGTAGATGTGCCGTTCTTTCTGGAAACTTACCAATCAACTCTTCAAGTGCTAGTTGTTTCGTTTGGGTAACAAAATGTTCGGAATAAATTTGAAGATAGTCACTTGTCAAACGCTGAATAACCTTACCACCGATGATTAGGTCTACATGTTCTATGATGGCGTGTCCAGCTGATTCTATATAACAACCACCCGATAAGAGAATTTCAGGTAAAGTGACCTTTAAACTCAAGGTTTTCAATAAATCACCTTGATTTTGGGGGATTCTAAACTTGACTGTAGTACCAAAGTCAGCCTCATTCTCTGGATCTAGATCAACATATTGATTTGAAAAGTTTGTATGTTTTTTAAAACTTTCCAAAAAATAACTGTAGTCTGGGTCTAATGTAAAGAACTTCTCTTGAGGCCCTGAAGATGCCAATTGAAGTTCACCAGCCATTACTACTATATCAATCTAAAATTTTAAACCAGCTAAACCACTATTGATTCTTAATATGTTGTAATTGACGGCATATATACGTGTATCATTATCACTCGCTACAAATTTGACATTGTTGTTCGCATCACGTGGACCCTCAATTGTTATCTTTAACATTTTATGCGCTATACGACTCATGTTAACCTGTCCTGTTGGATAATAGACCTCAGGATTGAGTGAGAACGAGTACATACCAAACTTAGCTGGTCCAAATTTAGTATTCCCAAACTGACCACCAGGTGCAATTATACCAGAGTATGGTGAATTTACATGGTGTTTTAGGGATTGTTCGTATGCAAGAAATTTCATATTTTGGTTGAACACTACCTCATTATTGAAACGAAGTTCAGCATTTGTTATCGTATTGTATTCATTTGGGAAATTGTTTTGGAAAGAAACATCAGATTGAGAAACAAAGAAAAGTTCTTTCACTGGGTGTTTGAAGTTGAGCATAACTGATTTTGTAGTATCACCAGCTTTCATCCTGAATTTAGACATTTGTACCTGTGTAATGAGATAATCCACAGGTCTCGACGTCAAGAAATTACTCTCATCTGGGGATACATAGATAAACTCTGTATCCATCGAGAACTTCGGAATTGAAGCAATCTCATCCCCTAGAGGACCACCAAATATAAGTTCAGGAAGAGGTCTAGTCTTAATTCTAACCTCCACAACTTGTTTTGTTAGGGCACACGTTGGTATAGCTAAGGATGGATTTCTATAAAAGTAGAATGGAAGATCTAAGAAATAGGTGTAATTCGTCCCGGAAGCATAACTCAAAATATTACCATGCCCAGTTAAAAAGTATATGGTTTGGTCTATATCATCACTTGTGTTGTACAGTTGTTGATGCATATAAATATACTCTCCTGTGATTCTTTCAATCAGTTGCCCCCCTATAAGAAGGTCTGCATGCTCAATTAGATGAGTGATAACGGAAGGACACCATATATTATCATTTGATTGGCCCACACTTTCAGGGGTTGGGTCTTGGAGAGTTATCTTCAACGTAAGGTTCTTAACTAAATCACCTTTGTCCCCAGGTATTCTACATGTTATGGTACTATCAAAGTCTATATTTCCATTAAACTGACTTTCAATGAAATCGAATGAGAACTTTGAATGCCTTTTAAACTTTGTCAGGAAATACGAAAACTGTGGTTCACCCGTAAGCCATTCGTCCTGTACTCCAGTGGCAGCAAGTCTCAGACGACCAGCCATTCCTATTGTATATGAGTAAAATTTTACTAAATAAAACGAAACACTACAGTAGAATGAATCTCCAGTTGAAGAAATTCAAACCTGAGAGTATCACAGACGATCGGGTATGTGTTTTTATTGGAAAGCGTAATACTGGTAAGTCGACCCTGGTGAAAGATATCATGTATCATAAGAAACATCTCCCTGCGGGTATTGTTCTTTCAGGAACAGAAGAGGGGAATCACTTTTATTCAGAATTCATTCCGGACTTATTCGTGTATGGTGATTACGACAGGGAGGCTATCGAAAGAGTCATGGCGAGACAGCGTAAGTTGGTGGGTAGTGGTAAAAAGAACTGTGGTGCTTTCATGCTTTTAGATGATTGTATGTATGACAATAAGTTTCTCAAAGATACGTGTATTCGACAATGCTTTATGAATGGGCGTCACTGGAAGATTTTCTTCATGCTGACGATGCAATACTGTATGGATTTACCTCCAGCACTCCGAGCAAATGTTGATTATGTCTTTCTTCTCAGGGAGAACATTCTCCAGAATAGAGAAAAGTTATATAAATCGTTCTTTGGTATTTTTCCAAATTTCGACATGTTCAATAAAGTGATGGATGCTTGTACT